GCATTGCTGACTGAGACATTTGGCGCAACGGTGATTAGCGAAACCCCTGTTGCCCAAGCACCAGCGTTCGCACCTGTACCGCCACCACCAGTAGCACCTGTTGCTACAGCAGTAGTAGGTGCACGAACCTGTCAGCATGGTCCAATGGTGACCCGTAAGGGTTCTGGTGCTAAGGGTGAATGGAAGGGATACTTCTGTCCAACACCTAAGGGAACACCAGGTCAGTGTGACCCACAGTGGCTAACTAAACGAGACCCAGAATGGAACACATTCTAAATCTCACCTAGATTTGGTGGGGGTAAGTGCGAGGGGAAGCGCATTTGCCCTCACCAATACTTTTAATAGTATCTGGTCAGATACTCTCTAAGGAGGAACATGAAAACACTAACACGCTCGGTCGGTAGACCAGAGATTGGCGGAGAGCCATTACCAGCAGTGTTCCGCACATTTGACGGAAACCAAATCGTACTCCGCAGGTCAGAAGTAACAATGATTGCAGGCGAACCAGGTGCAGGTAAATCCACGCTAGCACTAGCAATGGCACTACGCATGAACGTACCAACCTTGTATCTGTCTGCTGATACCAACGCCCACACTATGGCTATGCGCTTGTACTCGATGATTACAGGTGAGTCACAGCAACAGGCAGAGATTGCTATCGAACGTAACCCAGAAGAAGCCAAAAAGAAACTGGCATTAGCAAGCCACATCTATTGGTCATTTGACTCGTCACCAAACCTTGCCGACTTGGATGATGAAGTCTTAGCCATAGAGGAACTCCTCGGTCGTCCACCAGAGTTAATCGTCATCGATAACCTTATGGATATCGCTGCAGATGGTGGAGAAGAGTTCGGCGGTATGCGTAGCACTATGAAGGAATTCAAGTTCCTTGCTCGTGACACGAACGCTGCTGTGCTTGTGCTACACCATACAAGTGAAGCATTCAAGTCTGAACCAACACCACCGCGTAGTGCAGTACAGGGCAAAGTAAATCAACTTCCTGCACTAATCCTAACTGTTGGACAGCAGGCTGGGCTAATGGCAGTCTCTTCTGTTAAGAACCGTTATGGTAAGGCTGACCCATCAGGCAATAGCCCTGTATGGTTGCAGTTTAATCCTGAGTATATGTATCTGGCTGACCTAGAGGAATCACGATGACAATCTACATTCCTGAAGGCAATGTGCTAATCAGACCCAGTGAAGAACAACGTGAACATGCAATAATGACATATGTTGCTAAGCAAATGATTGACGACATCGAAAATCTTGCAACATTTTTCACAAATGAATTAGTGCATAAGTGCAAGAGCAGACATGTTGAAATTGACCCTAATACTGTGTGGATTGAATATCATAAAGGTAGCGATTTTTACCTACGAGGAAATGGTTATCAAGTTCTAGTTTGTGGCATAGAAAAAGACACAAGTGACGAATATTGGGAGGTGTCAGCATGACCCTTATCATAGGGATAGGAATCCTTATCGGAATAGCATTAGTTGCTCTACTTGAGAACGGCGACTGGTGATTAGATATCATAAATGCGATATGTGCGACAGGCAGTTCTCTGAACTACTTGACCTAGTTGCACACAGATTGGAGGACCATGACAGTACATCAAATACGAGATATGGCAGCACACCTTAAGAACACTTGGCAGTGGGATGCTTGGGGCTTTACAGAAGACTGGGCGCACAAGTGCACCATGTCTGACATTGACGGATTCGTACCATTCCTCGGTGAGCGAGGGGGACATTTCCTAATTGTCGAAATGAAGCACTGGGATGGGCGTGGCAACAGACCACACATCAATCGTGGAAGCGGACAGTTCATTGCACTACAGCGACTAGCACAGCAACCAAACTTCACAGTTGTCGTTGGTCTAGGCAACACTGCAACTAGAACAATCCACTACTATGAAGTATGGAACGAGGAAGGACAATGGACTATGGATATGGGATTCAAACAGTATCTAGAACATTGGTTCCGTCGAGCCAGCATTAGTGCTGGTCTTCCACCAGACCGACTATCAAGTCTACAAAGGGCTATGCAATGAGAAAAAAGGAACTTGAAGGACTGCTTACAGGAATGCGAGCAGATATCAATCGCTATGCGCAGGACTTTTCTAGACTCTCATATCGTGTAGACCGTCAAGATTCAGTTATGCAACTGTCAGTGCTTAACGATATTAGACAGCAAATGCGTGTACAGCAATCAATGATTGATGCAATTTTATTCAAAATGCAACTAGCACCAGAGCAATCTACAGAGGAGAAGTTGAAGGAACTTCATTACGCTGGAAAGATATCAGGCTTTAGTGGAGAATGGTGTTATGAATGCTCTGACCTAGAGGGTGGACGTTATGTTGTTTATCCTTGCGAAACCATCAGAACACTAGACGGCAACAATGAGCAAGGCTAAACAGAAAGGTACTGCTGCCGAAACAGCAGTCGTTAACTGGCTCAAAAGCAAAGGAAGAAAGCATGTCGAAAGACGTAGCCTACATGGTACTAATGACCGTGGTGACATTGCTGGCATACCTGGCGTTGTCATTGAAGTAAAGAACCATGCACGCATGACACTATCCGAATGGGTGGATGAAATGCTTGTAGAGGTAGAGAATGACAAAGCCGACACGGGTGTTGTCATACATAAACGTAAAGGAACTACCAATGTTGGCAAGTGGTATGCTACAATGACGGTAGAACAATGGGAAGGACTGGTGAAGAATGCTGGCTATTAGTGCAACACGTCATAAGACGATAACCAAGAAGGTTACTAAAACTACATATGATGACACAGACTTTGTGCTATATCATGGAGAAAATTACTCTCTTGGTATTGAGAAAAATCCAGAAAAAATGCGTTATGGATTCCATATTGGAAACATTTCATGTGACTGCTGGTGGATTGGGTTACGAATCCCATTCCGCTACATCGAATTCGGTGGTCGAAGGAAATGCTCACATAAGGAGCCGTGTTACCAATAATGGAAAAGCACAGTATTACAAAAGTCCTAGAACACTATGGATGTAATTCTGTGCCAGACCGAAGTGGATGGAATAAAGTAAAATGTCCATTCCATGACGATAGTCATGCATCAGCAACGGTTAACACAGAAGCAGAAGCATTCATATGTTTTGGCTGTGGAGTCAAGGGCGACGTTTATACAATAATCATGCAACAGGAAGGAATCCAATTTCGTGAGGCTATCACATTCGCAGAGAGAATCACTGGAGAAAGCAGTGACTCACTATCAAAATTCAATACACCACGCAGAGGCGTATCTAGCCAGTCGGGGATTATCTCTCGCAGACGCGGCTACAGTCCGCCTCGGTCTCGTCGAGGAACCCTTAACAGGGCATGAACAATTCCAAGGCAGACTTGCAATCCCATACCTGACACCTTCAGGTGTAGTGGATATCAGGTTCCGAGCAATCGGACCACAAGAACCAAAGTACATGGGCATGGCTGGAGTGCAGACAGGCTTATACAATGTACAGGCACTACTACAAGCAGAAAACTATATTGCTGTAACAGAAGGAGAAATCGATGCCATCACGCTCGACCTCAAATGTGGTATCCCGTCAGTTGGCGTTCCTGGGGCTAACTCGTGGAAACGTCACTACTCGCGCCTACTCCAGGATTTTGAAAGCGTTTTTGTATTTGCTGATGGTGACCAACCAGGCAGCGACTTTGCTAAGAAAATCGCTCAAGAAGTTCAAGGCGTAACAATCATCAACATGCCTGAAGGGCATGACGTAAATTCAATGTACCTGCAAGATGGACCAGATTGGTTCGTTAAAAAGGTGGAAGGACAATAATGGGAAAGATGAAAGATGAGTTCTTTGAAGAGTTCTACGGAGACCGAATCGACTCTCCACGCTGGCACACTTCAGCAGATGGAGACGATGAAGGAGGTAGTGAGATTACTTTCAGGTCTTGGGATGAAGCCAATGTCAGCGACCTGGTTGCAGGATGGGACCCTCGAGATTTTGATACACGTCCATCCAGCAAGGTAGATAATACCCCTTTCGACCTAATCATGGACATGTATGATATCCAAGATGAACTTGGTGATATTCTTATCGCTAAGCATGAGGACTATGGTCCGAAGAACATTAGCAATGCGCCAGGTGGTGCACTCAATGGCTTAAACGTACGCATGTACGACAAGTTAGCACGACTAGACAATCTATTGTCTAACAATAAAACACCAAAGAATGAATCCATTCGAGACACATTCATTGACCTCGCTAACTATGCAATCATCGGATTGCTAGTTATTGATGGCAAATGGGATAAAGGATAAACATCATGGAACGTATCGTTGTACTCTCAGATATGCAAATCCCCTATCATGACCGTCGTTCAGTCGACGCTGTGATGCAATTCGTGGAAGACTACGAACCAGACCAACTATTCTGCGTAGGTGACGAAGCAGATAGTCCTGAACCTTCCCGCTGGACTAAAGGTACAGCAGGAGAGTACGCAGGTACGCTCCAAAAGGGTCTAGACAAAACAGCAGATATCATGAAGGGCTTCAAAGAAGCCATTGGTGATAAACCATTTCACGTTATGAGGAGCAACCACGGTGACCGCATTCAACACTACATCAATCGCTATGCACCAGCACTCGCATCATTGCGGGAACTGGAATACACCCGTCTTCTCGATTACGATAAAAACGAAATTACCTATCACGATAGCATCTGGTCGTTTAGTCCAGGGTGGGCTATGGCGCATGGAGATGAAGGCAACCTCATCAAAACCGCTGGTGGGACGGCTATGTCTTTGGCTCGCAAGACTGGTACCTCGATTGTATGTGGTCACACTCACCGCCTTGGACTCCAACACGAACACTCAGGATACAACGGAAAGATTCAGAACCGTTTATACGGTGTGGAAGTCGGGCACCTTATGGATTTGGGCAAAGCGGGCTACCTCAAAACAGGTGGCGCAAACTGGCAGCAAGGATTCGCAATCCTTTACCGAGATGGTAACCGAATCTATCCAAGCGTCGTCCCCATCACCGATAAAAAGTTCGTAGTCGAGGGTGAAGTGTATGAATGGTAGTTTCAAATTCGATGAAGAAGCAGTCAGACTTTATAACCCTATGGTACAGCAAGTGGCTGCGGAGTATCATAAGAAATACAGAATGGTGGTCAAAGAAGACATAGCCCAAGAGTTATGGATTTGGTTTGGAACACACATTCGTAAGATGAATGAGTGGAAGGACCTTGAAGAAAAGGACCGTTCGCGACTTGTAGCCAAGTCACTCCGCAATGAAGCATACGACTTTTGTATTAAGGAAAAGTCTCGTGTCGAAGGATATAATCCTGAAGACCAATTCTTTTACCGTAAAGAATTTATTAAGATGCTTCTACCTGCTGTTGTCGCAGACGACTGGGCTCGTATGGAGAACACTCTTACACTTGGTGGTAAGGGTACAAAGGCTCCAGCGGAGGCTAACGACTGGATGGCATACAGTGCAGACATTAAGAATGCACTGAGCAAACTGTCAGATGAAGACCGCAAACTTGTCGTAGAGTTCTATGGCAACGATATTGATGGTGCTACATTACATGAACAGATTCTTCCAGAGAAGTCAACTGCTCGTGCAGCAATGATGCAAGCAAACCGTGCATTAAATAAAATGGTTCGTGAACTTGGTGGATTCCCACCGTTCAGCGACCCGAAGGATAATCAACTAGGAGATACAGATGCGCAAGAAAAACAAGAAGAAGATTAACGACTTATATGTGGCAATCACATTGTCGTCTCTTGCTACAGCAACATTGATGAAGCGCCTAGAGCGCCTAGAGGACGAGTTCCTTAATCTTTGGGAAGATGTTGATGCATATAAGAATGCTCGGCGCAAAGACATCGCTCTCGAAAAGAAGATGGATGCTTTCGATGCAAGCCTTAAGGCTAATAAACCTAAAGGAACTAAGTCTCCATTCAAAGGTTGCCAAGGTGAAGATTGTTGGTGTCGAGTATGATATGTAAAACATGCCAGATGGCTGCAGATTCATACAGCATTGCTGTAGAACTCCCACCTAGTAGAACTAAAGAAGACGCTTTTGGTAGAGCGAAAAGCCTCCACGCGAAGTGTACAGACAAGGGTTGCCTTTGTCAGCACCGTATAACTAAATAAAAAAGACCCCCCAAGAGGAAGAGGAGCCTCAAGGGGGGTTTTTCTTTATAAAGTTTATGCGCCTATGGCTGCCTTAAACTCTCGTGTTCCAATCATCATATTTTTGGAACCTTCATGGTAGACCTGCACGGCAAGGGGAGTGCCCTTCTTAGCCATGAGGAACCATGTGTGTGAGAACTTGTGACCTAATGCTAGGTCGAAAGAAACCTCACCTGTAAAGTCTGCTTTACCTTTGGGGTCGCGGATAAATCGCACACTAACTGAGCGTGCCCCGCCAGCATCCTTAACATTTATATAAGTTGCAATCTGAGCGAAAGCGTTGATATCTGGATTAATGACTTCGCCATTCTTTCCAAACTTTAGATTGGTCCAAGTCTTAGGCTTGATAGCCTGTTCATCTTTACCACCAACAAGTGGGTCACCCTGTTTCCAAGATACGTATTGCATTATGCCTCCAACCACTTCTTCGGGTCTACAGAACCCAACTTGTTCCAATGAGCATTACGCTGTACTTCGTAGTGAAGATGCGCACCTTCACAGTGACCGGTATTACCGGAGTATCCGATAAGGTCACCCTTGTTAATAGTTGCTCCCTTTTTGACAACAACCTTAGAAAGGTGCATGTAGCCACCCCATAGACCTGCAGTGCCATCAGCAAAACGGTCTTGGTCAACTACAATATGTGTACCGAATGCGTTGCCCCATCCCTGTCCAACAATGTGCTTGCCTGAATGAATCACTTTCCCGCCGACAGCAGCATGAACAGGTGTACCTACAGGTGCACCGAAGTCGATACCCTTATGCATTCCACCACTCTTTTTGTAGAGTGCTGAATGGTTAGCGTATCCTTGTGTTACTCGAAATTGTTTATCGACAGGGCGCATTAGTGACCTGCAATCTCGTCGGCTTCTTCACGCTGTAATTCGCCTGCAGCGAACTTGTTGAATATTGTATCAACTTCACTTTGGTCAAGTTTGCCATCATTTAGGAATGCACGGCTGAGAGCCTCAAGAACAACAGCACATGCACCAGCACCAGCCATTGCTGCAGACTTCCAAACTTCTACGTTTACAAGTGCTCCAGCACCAACAGTACCGAGTGCGGCAACAGTGAATGTTGCAAGGATTCGACGAAGGATATCGTTAATCATTTATATCTTCCTGATAGTTACGGTTACTAGTCCACCAAAGTTATCGCTGCTCTTGTCTGGGGCAGATTCTCCCAAGAATTGAACTTCTTCAATAACTCCAGTGAACACTTCATTTGTTCGATAATCGGTTACAGAAATAAACTTTCCAGTTTCCTCAAGTGTCTCTAGACGCTTAAGGTTACTGAATGCCCTTCCAGGATAACCGAACTCTTGATTAAATCTGTCCATTTCAATATCAAAGCATGACAACGGTAGTTGAATCATGCGTTGACGACGGACAGCGGGGACTGCTTTAATCTGCCATGCACGAAGTACAGGAAGGGACGAGTCAGTTGTTGCATTATTGAAAACGAACTTGAGCGAGACACGTTCTTGTGATTTAACTGGTGATTCAATAATGTTGTCATAGTTCGATAAACCAGTTGTAACGCTAGTGATTGGGTATTCGTTATCATTCTGGTCAAAGATGGTTACATCGATACTGTCATTCTGTCCAGTCTCGCACTTAACTGAAACCGAGCGATAGAATTTTGGTTCAACAGTTCCAAATCGGATAAGACCAGTCTGCAACCATGCACCATTTCGATATGTGGTTTCAGATGCAACGTGGACTTCTCCAGCAGTTTCGTCTTCTTGAACAACCATAACTAGACGACCATCAACAATGAATGCATCGGTTGCGTATGAGTCGCTTCCATCCAATGAACTCTGGTATTCTA